CAGATGTAAACCATCCCTTGTGCCGACATGTGCTGGCGTGCATAGTCGGCTCCCTCCGTAACCGTGAGTAGGACACGGAATCTGCTTTAGCCTACACAGGGGCCACCTTCGGGTGGCCCTTTTTTTTGTACAAGCCACCTTCGGGTGGCTTTTTATTGGACAACCTGACACGCAGTCAGAATGTCCCATCCATAAGAAAAAACAATACACGCCCCACTAGACCCGGTGTAAGATGGACTCTGAGTGATAACAGCGAGGCAGTCTTGACAACCCCAGAATCTAAAGTAAAAAAACAGGTTGTCACTCTGCTTAACACATACTCGGTTTACTACTTCTACCCAGTATCGGGCGGGTTTGGTAGGGCAGGTATTCCCGATGTTATTGCTTGCTGTAATGGACGTTTTATCGGGATTGAGTGTAAGGCAGGGGATAACAAAACAACAGAACTACAGAGGCGAGAACTCCGAAAGATACAGGAGGCAGGGGGATATTCTCTCGTCATAAGGGAGACTAACTTACAGGAACTGGAGTCGCTACTCCGATACTTAACCAAACAGGAAGGAAACACCAATGAACCAAAACAACCAACTCCAAAACCAACAAAGCGACATCTTCGACTATGCGATGCCCCTGCTAAAGATTGAAAAACTGGAGCGGGACATTCATGACGCCTGCAATACTAAGCAGTACGAATGCGTAAACAATATGGTTAACGAGTTGATTGTAAACGCCCGTCTGGTCAAGGCATGGGCGAACCACCATATTGACGTTGCGGCGTGAGGAACTGGTCAGACACTCCACGATAGCCTCTATGAGTCCCGCAGAAATTGTCGCAAAAACTTTAGGTATAGAAACACAAGAAGTCTATAACAGCCGATTCAAACCAATAAACCTAGAAAACCCATCGGTGTATAAGATTGACTTCCATTACTTGTGCGTCTGCCCAGACAAGCCGGTGCACAAGGGTTTTAACTGGAGAGAGTGGCATGACCAATACCAAGCCGAGCAGTACAGCACTAGACTCTGGTGCGCTGACGCCAGAGACTAAATTTATAAATGGGGAGCGACTCTGGGGACTAAGCCCAGAGGCTCCCTGCCTTCTTGACATTGAGGTTTATAGGTTCTGGAACAAGACAAGAACCAAACTCACTGTGCGCCCAAAGACTGTTAAGGTGCACACATACAAGATAGGCTACTCCCAAATCAAAGTATTTAAAGTGCTCGTCCTTACAGATGATGGATATGAGCACGTATATGCAGATGTAGTAACCGGAACCTTGTACCGCGAAGACGGCACGTGCCTAAGTTCTACAAACAGGAAAATTACTAGTTGGAGAATTAGATGACCGAAAGCGTAAAGAAAGTTAAGTCTAAGTTAAATACTGACCCTCTTGCACTGACTGACAAGTCATACATGTACTATCTGAAAGGACAGCCGTGGGTTCCGCACTATACCGATAAGGGCGTCTTTGTTGCGCCCGGCGGGTTTGAAAAGCGAGAGAGTGAACTCGCTGTGCTTGGTGCGGTAAAGAAGGAAGCATTTCTATGGCCGCGTTACTGGATGAACGAGAAGTCGAGGTTGGTGAAATGAATACTTGGAACGAACTCATTGCCTTGGTAGATGGGTGGGCCGAGAGCCGAGGAATCTACAACGCATCTAACCCGCAAGCGCAGTTGTTGAAAGCCGTAAGCGAGATGGGTGAGTTGTGCGATGCCGAGGTAAAGGGTCTTGCCGATGATGCCAAGGATGGGGTAGGTGATGTGCTTGTGTGCCTCATCATTTATTGTGGCATGAAGAACTGGAGTATCCGCCAGTGCCTAGACATGGCATACACCGAAATCAAGGACCGCAAAGGACGCATGTTACAAGGCGGTGTGTTTGTAAAGGAGAATTGAAATGACTGACATGAGCAAGTGGGAAAATGGCCGCACTCTTACACCCGAAGAAGAACCCGAGTATCTGAAGGACTTCTGTGCATATCTGCGGGAGCAGCAGACATTGAGTCCGGTGCGGGAAGAAGATGACGCTAAGGTTTGTGATTTAGTACCCGACGAGGTTGCCGCACACGCTGCCGATATTATTGAGGAATTGTGGGGGCGGTTGGAGGAGCAATACAAGGAAGGCATCGTCAAGGGTATGGAGATTAAAGAAGACCATCTTGAGTACGACGAGAAGATGAAGGACATGGCCTACGATATTACAAGGGGGTTGCGAAACCGCGAGTAACCAACCAGCCAGAGTGGCGGAATAGGTAGACGCAGCAGACTTAAAATCTGTCGCCTCTAGGCTTGGGGGTTCAAGTCCCCCCTCTGGCACCAAAAATGAAATGAATGAATAGATACTCCTGCCATAATCGCAAGCCTTATCAGCCGTATGTCCAAGTGCAAGACGGGTGGACCGAGGATGGTCGTCGCAACATGAAGCAAATTCCGTTTGTTATGTCGATGAATTGTGAATGGTCAAAGGAGCACAGAGATGACGCAGGTTGCAGAGGATGCATATGGAACAAAGGTGTGGGTGCAACTGGAGTGGGAACAAGTTGATGCACTGATTGCGAAGGAACTCAAGGAACATATTGAGATTACTGCGCGTGATATGAAGGCAGCAGAGACTGGGGAAGGTTGGATACACCCCGAAGATGTTTCCTACAACGTAAAACTCCTACCCGCTTTATTTGTTGTGTACGAGCATTGGGCGGGTGAGGAAGCAGCGGAAAGTTTGAAGGAGCAGGTGGGGTATGAAGATTGAGGTTGTTAGTTTTGATGAAGAGTCAGGGACAGTGCAGTTGGATGCCGACGAAGAAGGCAAACAATATCTTCTAGAGTTGGGATTCAACGCGCTAATCACACGGGCACTGGAGATAGAACATGAACGAGAAAAGGACAGTAGCGTTTAATGAGTGGTGGTTACTGAAAGCGCAGCCTGAGAATCGCATGACGCCTAGTGCAATCTGGGACGCTGCTTGTGACTGGATGAAGGAAGAACTTCTTTGGGAATTGGAAAGGTGGACAGATGAGAAAGGAAAAGAGTGAAATGGATAAGGTTGAATATGTCCTTGCACAAGCGCAGTCTTCGAATGACGTAGTAGCAATCTGCTTTGATAATCAAGGCGAAATGTCTTTATACTCAACAATTACTAACGGACCTGAGATTTTATGGTCGCTTGAATTAGCCAAGTCTCAAGTCCTTGAGATGGGTCAACCGGAGGACGCGTAATGACCGATTTTATGCAGAAGCAATTCGATATCAGCCAACAACTTATCCGGCTGATGAATCAAGAACACGATGAGCGTATGCGAATCCTCAATATTTATGAAGAGCAACTTGCAGAGAAGGACCGACAAATTGCCAAACTTCGGTCAACTATTGAGGCACTAGAACTTTTAGTTAAAAAGTAAGAAAGCATGAAACATGCTAGAAAAGCAAAGGGTCGCGGCACGTAAGCATTACGCAAACAACAAGAAAAAGGTAATAGCCAAAGTACAGGCATATAAAGCCAAGAAGCGCGAAGAGTGGTGGGAGTATAAAAAAACTCTGAGTTGTACTCGTTGTGGTGCCGCGCACCCTGCTATCATTGACTTCCATCACGTCGATAGAAACGACCCCAATAAACAAAAAGTACATCAATTAGTACAGAGCGGTAGATATTACGCCGCTCACGAAGAGATAAAAAAGTGCCTTATCCTGTGTGCTAACTGTCACAGAATCCATCACTGGGAAGAACGCAACCAAGAACTATGAAATGTCAATGCGGAGCGGATACTAAAGTTGTAGATACCCGTCTTATTGAAGGTAAGCAAAGGCGGCGTAGGGCGTGTTTAGAATGTGGTAGCCGGTTTAATACTTTTGAGGTGCTTGAGTCCGAACTGACACTACACAACATCGACACGCCCGAAGAAGAACCTAAGAAGGTAGAAAAGACCCCTTACGTTCGTAAAGAAGTTGCACAAAAAATAAACGAAAACAAAAAGAAAGCGCGGCACTTGATTGAAGACATGAAGTTGCAGCGCGATATGGAAGATGACTTGTTCTGGAACGGAGATTACCAAGATGAGCACGCATACTAATGAAACAGTAGACCACCCCGAGCATTACCAAAGCCCTTTTCAAATCGAGTGTATTGACGCCATCGCTGCGGCCACTCATGGGCTTGAAGGTCTGGAGGCAGTCTGTGTAGGCAACTCTATTAAGTACTTGTGGCGTTGGAAGAGGAAGGGCGGGGTTAACGACTTGCGTAAGAGTCGTTGGTACCTTGACAAACTCATCAACCACCTAGAGTCGGAGATTGCCAAGAATGTCGAAACTACTTGATCAGCTTTTATACAAGCATTCTTCTGACCAAGTAAAAATCCTACTAGACCGGATGGATAGTTACCCCGAAGAGTTTGCTAAACATCGACCGGGGCTTTGGAGTTCCAAGGAAATGCTGTGGGTGGAGTTAGCAGAACACGGTGTTTTTGGTGTGTTTGAAAGATGGGCCATCAATCGCAAACTAAAAGCAGTAAACATAAAAGCGTGCAGAGACCGCGTATTGGACCTTCTTATAAATAATGGCGACTCCGGCGAAGAAAACTACCCCAAAAAGAAATGGGTAAAGCCGTAATGCAAATCATAACCATAGATTTCGAGACGTATTACTCGCGAGAGTTTTCCTTGTCAAAAGTTACGACAGAAGAGTACGTGCGGTCTTCCCAGTTTGAAACCATTGGCGTGGGAGTTAAGGTAAATGATGAAGAAGCAGTATGGTTCTCTGGTTCGCACGATAGCATTAAAGAATTTCTA